CTGATAAGTCTTGCACAGCACCAGCTTGGCGCATTCTTACAATTGCACCAATCTCGTTGTTTAACACGTCATCAATGTTAGCTGCGCCTTCTATGACCGCCAAACGTGGATTGTTTGTCATTGCTACGTTATCTAAGATTGATCGCAGTATTGATGTAGCTGCATCTTGGTCATCCATAACTATTTCAGCTAATGAGCGTCCATAGAATGTATGTGGTTCTGGGTCTATTTCAAACTTAGCAAAAGGTAATTCATCGCATGGCTCAAAGTCTAGCATCTCATATGATGTACCACCGCAAGTAATCTTGTGTAATACGGGTACGCCAGTGCCGTCAGCATCTATTCGCATATATGCTTCTGTCACAGTTACATTCTTCATTGACGGGTCTTGCTCATCCTCATCAGATGTATCTAAGTCGTATCCACGTCTTTCATGCACTTCAGCTTCAGTCATCTCTGACCCATTATCAAAGCTATCTAAATCTAATACAACTTCAGGGTCATACCCCATTGCTATTAAATCGCCTGCACGCATTTCAGTTCTGTGAGCCACCAAGTAAGCATCTTTAAGATTGCGTGCATCTCGGTTGATGAAAAACTCTTCAGGTGGCACGCTTTCTATACATAGTTCGCCTTTATCTTGCTGTCGGCTAATTTTAATGCTGTGTGATGGCACTTCTATTTCCATGCCCATCTCATCCATTGAGATGCTCATTTCTGTAGTTTGCTCTAAAACGATTACTTCATCGTCATCTGTGAGATATGTCAGCTCGTCATCATTTAAGTCTGTAAACGTGTATATCTCGGCTTCTGGATATGTCATCCAGTATGCCTTTACGATACCTTGTTTTTTTACAAGTGCATCTTGGAATGCATCATTAATTACGCGGTATCCGTTTAAACGTGTAAACTCATGGTGCATAAATTCAGTAGCTTGATCTGCCATTGCTACATCTTCTGGGCCATGTGGTACAAATTCTACTGGCTTTGCCGTACTTAAGAATATACGCATTAAGCTTGGCTTTACTGCCCGCACAGTATCACGTACTTTTGTGGCTACAACTTTACTTCTGCCATCCTCATAACCAAGGTCAACTTCACCATCATAGTATCGCTGTGCTTTAATTCTATCTTGGCTTATTTCGCTCTCAACAAAATCTACTGCGCTGGCAATAGCGTCTTGGACAATACCTTCGACTTCTCTACGTGATTTTGGTTTTAATTCCATGATCTATTCCTGTCCATCTGCGATTGTGGTTGATACTGCACCCGCTAAATATGGCGCTAATGATTTTTGCACTTTATTGTAATTAGACGGAATACTTGTATCAAGTAGTAGTGATCTAAATAATTCCGCGTCCTCAATAGCATCCATCATTAATTTTCTAGCAGTGTCGTTTGTAAGTTTTGACACTATTGCAGCAGCTCTTGAAGCACCTATTTGGGCTGCCTGCAAGGATGCACCAGCACTTCCATCGCCAAAAATTGCGCCAACCCTTGCACCTGCTATACGCGCCACTGTTGACAATATGTTATTACTTTCAATTTTTGCTAATGTGGAGTCAACATTCTTTACGCTTTCAGATGCATCAAGTTTTGCAAGTTCTGCTGATATAGTTTTTAATCTATTATATTCAGATTTTGAATAAACTTGTTTTGCTATGCTTCCCATTTCCTTATCCGCAAGCATTGCTTTCATATTTACTCCAGTTATATTATCTCCAATTATTTTATTAGAAACTGCTTTCTTCAAACCCTCTAAAGATTGACCTGTTTTGTCTTTTCTGACTTGAGTTAAAAGTTTTGCAAATTCTTTTGCTGGATACCTAGAGGTTATAATTGCCTCCAACGCCCTATTTGGTTGTGCATTTACAAGTTTACCACCGACTGAACTCTCAATTGCTTTTTTAAACATTGTTGTTTGTTCACTGGCTCTAGTAAGTTTTTTCTGTGCTTTTATAGCTGTTTCAATTTCCGCTTTGACAGTTGGAAATTTATTTATTAATTCTATGTTTTTTTGTAGAAAATTAATTGTACTATTTTCGTTAAATTTATCTCCAGTAAATGCAACTTCATTAAATCTTGACTTTAAGAAGTCTGCTGTAGCATTTTTTGTTTCAGGTGAAGATGTTGCAATATCAATATCTCTTTGAGCTACAAATGCTTTAGAGCCTCCAGAACCCATAGATGCCTGTAGTGCAAGTTCTGCATCTATATCTTGGCCTCCATCTATTGATCTTTTTAATAATTTTCCAACAGTGCCACGCGAAAACTTTTCGTGCATTCCTCTACTAAATATTCTTGCATTAGCAATTTTCTTACCAACATCACCAGACACATTTGCATTATCAAAATCTTTTAAAATTGCTTCAGCTACAGTGTTAGCTATTCTTGCGGTATTTTTTTGTTTTGATGTACCTGACATTGCGTTTCTAGCGGTTTCCCTTAATTTAGAGTAAAGGCCAATCATTTCAGCAACAGACTGTGTATCTTTTTGTTTTAAAAATAAATTTACTTCAAATGGTATGTCTGATTTTTGCGCCCAAACTGTATTTTCTTTTAGTTTTCTTGCAATATTCTTTGATTCATTTGCATTTATTACAACATTAGTTGGTACTTGCCCCCACAATTCTTTTTCAGTTTTTAATGCAGAAGCTTCAGCTTTAATTATTTCATCAGAAACTACTCTACTCGCTTGAGTTTCTGACATGCCAGCTTTTGGCATATTTTGCTTTGCGTTTTCCTTTGCTCTAAAAATCATATTATCAAGGTTATCAAAAACTTCTTTTTGTCGAGCTTGCAAAAACTCTTGTGTAACACGCACATCTCCACCAATGTCAGATTGCTTTAATCCTAATTCACGAGATTCAGTGCGCTGCTTTTCAATTCTTTCCCTTAATTTTGGATCAGATTTCATTGCTGCTTTTTCAAGTTGCAATAGTTTTGGGTCACCAATTTGTTGTGCTGGCGTTAAGTTTAATTCTGTAGCTTCTTTCGATATTAAATTAGCTAATTGAGACGCTCTATCTTCACCACCAGCAAATTCTTTAAATTTTTCTCTAGCTATTCTAGTTCCACCAGCTTTTGTAAACGGGTCTATAGTACCTTTTATTGCTTGCGAACCTGACCCAATAACTTTACCAGGCGCAGAAGACATAAACTGCCTACCAGCACTGGATAACCCCATCTGTGTAACCCCTCCACCAAGGCCACCCGCTAATGCAGCTAAATCTTGTATTGGTTGACTGTAGCCACGTTCTTCTGCTTCACTAGATGCTGCCCTACTTAAACCGCCCGCAGCTAATTCTGCGGTGATACCACCTTTAGTTAACATAGACCTATATGCATCTTGGGCGGCTTTGCCTACAATATTACCACCTTTTGATATTACTTGAGCGCCTTTTGCTATAGGTAATACTGCGCCAGCAGCGCCACCAGTGCCATACATGAAGTTTTCAAGAAAACCTTCTGGTTTTTCTTCAGCTAACTTTATACCGCCAGCTTTCATTAAGTTTTCTAATCCAGTTACGGCTGAACCTGTAATTCCTAAATTATCTAGTGGGTTTAAAAAATCTACAATTCCGCCAACAGTTTGAGCAATGCCTTTATTAATTAAAGGTAAAGTTCCTTGGTATTCACGTTTTGGCTCTAAACTTTTAGCTAATTGTGCCATTCTTTTTGCTTTATTTCGATCGCCTTGCTCTAAAGCAATCTTCATTGCCTTTAAGGCATTTTCAAATGTAGGTTCAGCCATTTTTATCTCACAACCTTAAAAGTTCATTCATCAAATCTACGTCACTTTGATTTACCTCTATACTTGACGCAGGTGAAAGAGCTTTTTCTAAAGAAATATAATCATTTAAAGCCACTTCTAAATTATTTAAAGCAGACCTAGCTGCATTTCTATCTTCAACTCTTAATGTTTCATTGTTTGCCGTGTTTATAGCGGCATCATAAGTGCTTTGCATGAGCTTTCTCATTTCCGTAGCTTTTTGTAATGCTCTAGCAGGCCCAGTTGATAACTCTCCTGGCTTAATAGTTAGCTCTTCAATTCTTTCTCTAGTAAAGTTTGATGGTCTTCCTGGAAATTCAGCAGCTAAATTTAAAGTAGTAGTTGTCGCTAAATTAGTTAACGCAGCTGTAGCTTTTCCAACATCCTCACCACCCAAGGGTTGCCCAAGCCCTACGGCATCAGTTATTGTGTTTAATATATTTCTTCCCGCACCTTCAATGCCAAATGCGCTTTTAATATCTTTTAAATCTGCAAATTTTTCACCTGTAGAAACTTCTGGTAATAAAGTTTCTACAGTTTCAGTTTTATCTTTTAAAAAATCTTTTACATTTACAAGTTCCGTTAATCCTGTAACTGGATTTTGTTGAAGTTTTATTGATCCGTCTACCAATCCAGTTGCGACTTCCCTACTAAGCCCATTTTCTGTTATTAGGCGTTCTATTCTCTTCTCTGCTGCGCTTGGTTTTGGTGGCCCTTTTAATTGGTTTTCATAATCAATAAGCTCTTTCTGTCTCCCAAATTGTTTTTCTTGGCTTGTTCTTTGGAATGCAAAGTTTACAGCAGAACCAGCATCAATTGATCCTGTAGCAAGTGCATTTGCTATATCTTCAAACCCATTAGCCTTTAAATATTCTATAGTCTTATTCTTATTACCAGCCGCAACACGTTGCATACCACGCTCGCGTATTGATTCACCCGCGCGCATTTCTGGCATAATAAATGGATCAAGAGCTGCGGCAAAGGTTTGCGCTCTACTCAATCCAGTGTTTTCGTTTTGTGTTCTTGCATAATCAAGTAAACCACCTAAACCACCGCGAGACTGACTAGGGTTTACTTTGTCTTGGATAATTTGTTCAGGTTTTTTATTCATTACATCATTCCTAATCCAGCTTGTAGATAAGTTAATAACCCAGGTTGCATTGATTTTTCTTGCGTTTGCGGTACTGGAGTTGCACCTAATGCGGCAAGTGGTGCTGATAATGCTTGCATCGGCGCTCCAGTGTAACCCGCATACTGCTGCTTAGCCGCATCAATGAGTGCTTGCTGTAGACCTTGCTGTAGTAAACCTTGTCGCTCTTGCCTGTCTTGGATTGCCTGACTTGTGTTAAATGCTTGGCCTGCGAGTGCGCCAGTTTGTGCAGCTCCGCCCATTTGCAATTGCTGTTGGTTTTGCGCAGCTTGCAGAGCCGTGTTAAACCCTTGCTGTTGCAGATTGCCAAATGCTTGTGCGCCTTGCCTTGCAAATCCTTCGTTAGTCAAAGCTTCTGCCACGCCGTGACGCGAACCACCAAACGCTCCCGCGCTTGATGCTTGCGCTCCCATTGTGTTCATCTGCATTTGTCTTTGGCGCTCAAGGTCAGCTAACGTGTTTTGCGTAACTTGCTGAGTGTATGGGTTCATAAATTGACCAATGTTTGGGCCTTGCATCGCCGCTTGAGTGCCTTGCATAGCTTGCTGTAAGCCACCAGCCGCCGCTTGGTTTACATTGAACGGCTGTTGCGCAACTTGCATGGGCGAGTATTGTTGCCCGCCTTGCTTACTTAAACTAACATTTTTATTAGCATCAGGTATAACAACATTGGCAGGAAAATTATCTGGCCCCATTGTTCTTACTTGTCCACCACCAGCCATATTAAGCCTCTTTTCTTTTAAAATTTGTCATATTATTATCTGCCACCGCTATGTAATCCGCCATATTTTTGTTTAGCCATTTCTTTTCTCAAGGCTACACTCTGCGATTTTCCGCCACTACTGTTTGATACAGGCACAACTGGTGCAACTGGTGCAACTGGTGCCGCATTAAAATCATAATCAATAGTGCTTGGGTCAAACCCGCCAGCCGCAGCAAGTTCAGCAAAATTCTTACTCTGCCTATCAGCCGCGCTTTCAAAGTTTACTGCCGAATAAATATCATCACCAATGCCGCCAGCAAACCCTAGCAGGCCTAATTCTGGTAATCCTGTCAAATTACCACTTAAACCTCCAGTGATAAGTGAACCACCATATGATCCGCCAGTGCTGTCATAGCCTCTTCGAGTAGGCTTTCCGTCTGCATCTGGGAACGTGTTATAATACGCCATTCCTCCTGATGGGTCTTGGAAAGATGGTTCTTGGTTCTGCAACATCTTTAAGTTATCATAAAAGCCCATTTGGTTTGAGCCTACAGCACCCATTGCTATGTCTTCTTGGGCTAATCTAGCCGCAGCACCTTCTGGGCTTTCGATATACCTTCTTTGAGCGTCATTTAAAACTTGTGTATTAGGATTATAACCGCCACCGGGGGCTATAGTTTCTGCATACCTGTCCATTTCTTGCTGTGTAAGAGAAGAGCCGCTCACTTGAGTACCCATCATATCTAAAAGCGCTTGCCTGTTGTAATCACTTTGAGATTTACGTCTCATTGCCTCTATAGCCGCAGTTTGCGTTTCATTGTATGTGGGATACATTGCATTAGGGGATTGCACGTTAGCGCCCGGTGTGCCTGTGTATGGATCAATAAAGAAACTATCCATATACGCTTTTTGCGCTGGCCTACGTGCGGCAAGCTCATCTAGTGACTGCTCGTAAATCGGCGCAGATGAATAACCACGAACGCCGCCAGCATATTGTGTAGGCGCGCCCATGCCACCCATTATGTCAAAGCCACTGCTAGGCGTACCCATACCAAATGCATCAGCGATATTTGCCGTATTTTGGAATGAAGCCTGTTGCATAGGTGTAAACGCAGCAACATCTGGGCCAAAGTATGGCGTGTAGCCTATTTGAGATATGCCTTCAGCTTTATTTAAATTACGTCGAGCCGCATTTTCTATATAATCTGGGATTGTAACACTCGATGATGTTGACCCGCCTTTTCCGCCTGACATTACTCAAACTCCTTAATATACGACGAATGTAACTGATTCCAGCCATGCTTCGCCAATGGTTTTTTCCAGCCTGCACGCCCCGTCATGGTTAGTGCTGTGCATCCTTGCGCTTTAGCCCACTGTATCACATCTTGATGCATATCCAAAATTTGATCCAATTCGCCACCGCCTAAAAACACGTTTAACATTCTTTTTCTTGGGTATACCACAATTTCTGTGACTATGCACCCCTTTGGTGAAGGCCACAACTGCAATGTGCCTTTATATATTCCTTCAGCAATATCAATGAAGTCATGCGTGCCACCAGAGTATTCTAGGGCTGCTTCTATCCAAGGTTTACATCTTTCTAATTCTTCATTCATGCGTGCGTTCTCGTAATTGATAATGTTGAAGATGGTATTGCTGGCACTGGAGATGATGCTGCTGTGTAATTTAAAAATCCAGACGTGCTATCTATCATGTAGTTCACCTCTAAGTAGTCACCAGCCGCCACAGTAAATATCTGCGTGCGTGACGTGACAACTGTAGCATTATTCTGGTGTAATGCAGTTGTCATAGCGCCGTTTACGTTACTGCCATTAATAGTAGGCCAGAAGTAAAAATGTACTGTGCTTGCGCTTGTTGATGATATTTGTGCAGAAAATGATAATACATATTCCCCAGCCTCTTCAAATACAATTCTACTTGCCGGTGTGCCTTGTGTAATTTTTGTATTCCCAGTTGGCGCGTCATAGGTCAGCTTGTATGCCGTATTTGCTAGAGCTGGTGTAACGTCTGATGTTTTTATAAAGTTAGCGTGTCCACCCTCTATTACGATCTGACGCCATTCCCCGCCCTCACTTACAACTGGATATTTGTATACTCGATTCCACATAAGAGTGCCGTCTTCTGCTGCGCTCTCATCTCCATTTT